ACTGAAGCTCTGAAATATTTACCTGCAGAACTGCGTAAAACGTTGACCTATGACCGTGGACGCGAGATGTCAGAACATAAAATACTCGAAGAAGATTTAGGCATAGATGTATATTTCTGTGACCCACATTCACCTTGGCAAAAAGGCACATGCGAAAATATGAATGGTTTAATTAGGCAATATTTACCTAAAGGGATTGATTTAAATCAGGCAGATCAGCATTATTTAAATCAAGTTGCCATGTCACTGAATACTCGTCCTAGAAAGGCGTTAGATTGGCTTACACCATTAGAGAAATTTGCTCAGCTTGTTGATTATCATATGGCTTTTGAAACTGTCGCACCTCATGTTTGAATTCGCCCACTTTTTAAAAGAATGCATTGTTCTAATGTTATAAGATTATGGGAAGCTACAAGTCCAGCTGTAAATCAACTTAGGTCGTTTGCAAAAAAAGATACTTTATTTAAAGATCTTGAGCATCTAGCCAATAAGTGGAAAGCTAACGAATTAAAATCAGAAGATATTAAGTGACCGCCTCAGGGCGGTTTTTTATTGCGACATTATTAACCAGTGTTAAACCATCTCCAGATGTTTTTTTATTACTCAACTATTGAAAAATAATTAATTGTCCTTACAAAGTAATTTAAATCATTTTAATAAGGTAATAATAATGGGAATTCAAGCAGAAGTAAGTTTTCAGCCAGGTGATGTAGTAAAACTAAAATCTGGTGGAGTAAAAATGACAGTATCACACCAGACCTCAGCAGATAGCTATTTCTGTGTTTGGTTTAATAAAAATGATGATCTTCAGTCTACGACAGTGAAGGTTAATGTTTTAGAAGCTTGCAAAGAACCAGAACGATCACAAGCAGCACCTTTGAAGACGCAGCATTCTTGGTAATGTCAAATAATGAAGCATTAAAAATACCTTCATAAGAAGGTATTTTTAAATAAGTTGTGAATACTAAGAATTCTCAGAATAAGGTGTAAACGATAGATTTTTAGGTTCTTCTAACCACACCTTTTTTTCTTTATTAATGACAGCACAATAGTTTGAACCACACCTTACTATGAAAAGTTCAGAAACTTTTGGATCTGCTTTTAAATAAACTTGTTTAAACTTAAATTGTTTGAGGTCATTATTTGCTTCTTCTTGCGCTTTTTTCTCAGTATTTGCTAATAGAGAAAGGGTTGATAACAAAAGTACTAAAAGTGCTATTATTAAAAAAGAATGATTTTTGTAATCTTTATCTATTTCCTCATAGCGTGTTGAGTTATGAATAGTCGGATGAGAATTTTTTCTATGATGTTCATTTAGCTTTCGATCTAAAAAATTATTAAATTTTATAAATAAGTCCGTAGAGCGAACAGTGTAGAGCAGTATAACGTATCCCATAAGTACAAAGACTAAAACTAATAAATATATAAAACCTTCTAAATATCCAATATATAACTTATCTTGAATTGAAAGATTAAGCAAAACAGGATCTATGCCAAATGTACCTAAATAACCTCCCAAGTAGACTTGGCCATTAGCAAATAAAAAAACTGCAATTAAAGAAATAATAATTGCAATATCGATACTGGCATTAAATTTCATTTTTCTTTCTTTTGTTTAATAACTTAAATAAAAATATGGATAAAATTTATCACAAAATACCCCAACATGAGTTATATTTAAACAGTTTTAACTGGAATTAATTTGAAATTATAAACTCGATAGAGCGTATTCTATCGGGATGGGGTAGAAATGGTAATAAATACAGCAGAAACAGCGATTGTGGAAAACAATGAAGCCATAGTAGATACAAAGTTCAGAATCTATTATTCAACAGATAAATTTGTTCCAGTTCCAATTGTTATTGAAGCTTTAAAAGCTATTGAAAATATGCTCCAGCATAGTAATAAATTTGTTGAAGCTGCTTATCCTAATATTAAAGTTTACGACTCGGAGGTGTTTATTGAACACCTTGAAAGTGGTAGTCTCGGAATTGAGTTGGTTGTAAGATGGGTATTAGGAGATAAAAATTATGAACGTGGTGCCAAGCTTGCAAATGACGCTAAACAATATCTTGTTGAAGTTGTACAGGATAGCCCGACAATGAAAAATATTGCTATTGCAGCAACTTCTGCCATTATTGCAGCGGGTGCTACATATGCTTATACGAAAAATAGTACGCCTCCAGCCCCAGCGCCCGTTACGATTATTAATAATGGAATCATGAATCAATCCGGAACGGTTATCATTACTCCAGAAAAAGCGCAAGAAATTCTTGAAAAAGTTCCTAAGAAGCAAGCAGCAAAAGATGCTATTAGTTTTGTTAAACCAGCAAAGCTTGATCCGAAATCAGAAATTGAAATAGGCGATATTAAGGACTCTACAGACCATGTTCAATCAGTGACAATTGAATCAAGTTTTATTGCGAAGATTCCTGAAAAATATGAACCGCCAATTCCAGAAGAAAGAGAGCAAAAATATACAAATACACCTATAGCTATTTTTGCTAGTGATAAAGATAAACAATCGACTGGTTGGGCAGGTATTATCCCAAATATAATTGATAAGCGTATTAATTTTGAAATTGATGAAAGTATTAATCCATCACAGTTGCATGGTCGTTTGAATACAAATGCAGATCTGATTGTCCATGAGCGTTTCAATGCTAATAAGAAACGCTATGAACCGTATAAGGTTGTGATTACAGCTATAGCATAGATGTTAGTATTTAGAAGCCCACCTTAGTGGGTTTTTTTACATCTAATTCTGTTCTTTTAATATAATTTATATTTAGAAGTAGCTCCTAATATAGTCTATTTATTTCCTTACTAAATGTCTCATTCAAACAATAGTCAAAAGCCTCCCAAAAAGTTAAGAAATTTCTTTTATTAATATAATAGGTGAAATTTGATTCTAAGGTATTAAAAATACAAGTAATTTTAAAGTTTTCACCAAAATCATCACGATCTCTTTCTATTTTTATATCAATTTTAAGATTGTAAGTGTCTAAATCTTTTAAAATATGGGTGGCTTCATGTTTGTTGTAATTAGCTAATTGATTTATTAAAGAAATATCTATCACTAATTTTTTATAAATAGCTTTTAAGCTATTAGTTTCATTTTTTTCGACTACAAAATTTTTATTTTCAAGAGTATGAGTTAATTCATGTTCAATACTAGTCTTCTGCTCATCTATTAAGTTAATTCTATCATTGATTTTAGTTCTAGCTGCTTCAATAGAATTATCCATTAAATCTTGTTGTTGCATTAGCTTATCTAAACTTTCCATTTATATTTTCCAAAATTTATAAGATGAAGTAACCCAGTATCAGGGATTGCTCAAAATCCTCAAAACAATACAACACCTTATATCGAAATTCTACCCCACAAGTGACTCAAGTTGGGGTATTATTTAGGTATTAGTGTGGGGGTGTATATGGGAAACTGGATAGCTAATAATAAAGAATCAGCATTCGATGAGCATCAAAAGAATAACGCTTTAAAATATATCTCTTTGATTAGTCTTATATCATGGATGGTTGATAAAGAAAAAAAGGGTATGAAAAATATTTATGAAGCTTATTATAAAGTTGGAAGTGATTTATTAAATATTTTTAATCAGAAAAAAAATTTGAAACTCTACAATATTACGTATGATGTAAAGGGTGGAACCAAAGTCTTAGTATATTTTAATACAATTGAAATCATAGCAAACTTCTTAATCAATGCAAAAAATGATGTAGCAATTTCGAGAGCCTACCTTTCAGCATTAAGAGAGATAGATTTGTTAATAAATACTCCTTTAAAAAATAGTTCTTTGATTAGTAATATAGAAATAACACTAAATTATGATTTTTATAATGAATTAGATAAAGTTATAAAAACCTTTAGATATACTTTATTCAAACCTAATGACCCAATTAAAGGCTATTTGGATAGCCTACTTTTGAGATGTAAGAATCCTCGGCTGCTAAAAGCAGATCTTTTAAAAATTGAACAATTAAAAGAAATCTCTTATGAAGATAATTATCCTTATGGAATAAAATTAAACAAATCAGATACTTCTGTCAAAGAATTAGCTCCTTCTGAAAAATCTAATGATTATGATCGGCTATTGAAGGAAAATGAAGAACTAAAAAATCGTATTGCCAAACTTGAAGCAAAAGAAATGCAATCTTCAAATAACCAAAATGCAATAAGTAGTAGTGAAATTAGCTTAGTAAACAGTGATTTATTACTTCTAGCTGCTTTAGTGAAAATGTTATCAAATGAAAAAAGAGCGTATAGCCAAAGTAAAATTCTAGAAACGATAGAAGATAACCATGAGGGAATTAAGGGACTCTCAAAAAGTCGAACTGAAAAAGTTTTAGCAGCTGCAAATAGAATATATAAGCCATTGATTAAAAATAAAAATAAGTAATATATTTTTGCAATGAAATTTTATTTTTATTAAATGAAATGAATTAAAAGATTTAATCAAACAAACTAGCCTCATCCCCACAATGAGGCTTTTTTATGAATCTAAAGTTCTTAATTTATTTTTCCCGTTTTTCTGTATTTAAAAGTTGCTCCATAGCCACCTGTAATTTTTTTAAATCACTTTTTATTTGTTCGGCATCATTGCCGAATAATAAAAACTTATCATCTGATTGTTTTTGGATAAAGAAACTTTCTTCTAATCTATGAACTATTTCTGCGTTCATAGAACGGTTATTTTCTTTAGCAGATGCAATAATTTTTTCACGAAACTCAGGTGTAACTCGTACTTTCATAGTTACGATTTTGTTGTCATCTTCACTCATAGGAAAAACTTAAAAAATAAAAAAGATGATAACCCCATTTTGGGGATTGACCAATAACCCCAAAACGGGTACATTTTATTAAGACCCCAGAATGGGGATATTGGAGTAATTATGGAATCTAAGAAATTTGTTTATGTAAAAGTTCGTTTGGAAGTAGATTCACACAAACAACTCAAAGCAAAAGCTGAGTGTGAAGAGCGTTCAATGAATTATTTACTTAATAAAGCAGTCAAATTGTTGATTGCTCAAGAAGGAGTCAAAACATGAATGCGATTGTTCCATTACTAGCACAATCCATGACAAGTCTAGAAATTGCTGAACTGGTTGAAAAACGTCATGACAATGTGAAGCGTACTATTGAAAATCTTATAGTTCAGTTTGTTATAGCATCTCCTCAAATTGAGGACGTGCAAAAAGAAGTCAATGGACGTACCTATACTGGTCGAGCATATAAATTCACAGGTGAACAAGGCAAACGAGATAGCATCATCGTGGTTGCTCAACTTTGTCCTGAGTTTACAGCTCGTTTAGTAGACCGTTGGCAAGAGCTAGAAGCACAAGTAGCAAAACCTGTAGACCCAATGCAGTTGTTATCTGATCCAAACTTGTTACGTAATGCCTTACTAACTTATTCAGAAAAAGTGATTGAACTGGAGCAGAAAGTTGAGGTTATGCAACCTACCGTAGAAGCGTTTGACCGAATTGCTACAGCTGATGGAAGCTTATGTTTAACCGATACTGCAAAAGCATTACAAATGCGCCCTAAAGACTTTATCTCGTTACTTAACCGTAAACAGTGGATTTATAAACGTGCAGGCGCTACTCATTATGTGGGATACCAAGACAAAGTACAGTCGGGTTATTTAGAGCATAAGGTGATGGAAGTAACACGTGGAGACGGTTCAACAAAAATCACAGAGCAGGTGAGAGTAACACCAAAGGGATTAACCAAGCTTTCAAAGCTTCTAGGAAACAATCATGTTTAATTTAGGCAATAAAAAAGCCCTTCAAAGAATTCTTGGCGGAATCAAAGGGCTTCTGATTGCTAACACAAGGAGTATTAACGATGAATAGTATGGTCCAAATAACTAACAATAGCAACTTTGATGCATTGCTGACCTTCGAAGAAATCGAAAAATATGAGGCAAATGAAGTTGGAGTAATGCGACGTATTACATTAGCTTCATTAACTCAATCATTTAATGAACTTTTGCACTCTACATTGAATAGTGAGGGCGACGGTGAAGCATTTTTAGAGTTATTAAATTACTCATCCAATTGTGTTGATTATTTTAAAGAAATGCTTCAGCTCGCTGAACAGGCCCAAAAACGCTTAGCTATGGTTGGATATGCCTATCTTGAACAACAGGAGAAAGCAAAATGACAATAGTGATTAAAGAACCTGTTGCAGTAGTAGAAGCTGATCTAAAGCATATGATTCAACTGATAGGCTTCGCCAGCGATATGGCAGAACAGCTTAATGTGATGTGCAAGACTATTGAAGAAAAAGCTGATAAGGGCAGTGATATAAAAAGTCTGGCGCACGTAGCTCGATGTTTTGCAGAGAGTTGGGCGAATACGTTTGATTGTGATCGTGAAGATTACGAAAATAGGTATTTTTCTAAAGTATAGATATCGAAGTAATATTTATAGCAATAAAGCCAGTGTTGACAACTGTCAACATTTGGCTATAATTTAAGCCATGGTAAAGGGATTATGAATGAAAAAGCATCCTAATAAACATATTCGCGAGGCAATCGAATATGCAATTGAAAATGGTTGGGATGTTGTAGAAACGGGGAAATCAGGACATGCATTTTGTCGGTTGAAATGTGTACTTGGTCATGCAGAGCACCAAATGAGCGTTTGGAGCACTCCTAAAGACCCGGAAACACATGCAAAGCAAATCCTTCGTAAAGTTAAGCAATGTAATGGAGATGAACTATGAATACTTATCACTTTACCGTTGTGGTACGTGATGCTCGTTCAGATCTAGCAGACCTTGAAGATAAATTTTTTGAGGCAGGTTGTGATGATGCATTACTTTGTAGCTACAACGATACTATATACCTAGAGTTTGATCGAGAAGCTGAAAGTGCAGTAAAAGCAATTCGCTCGGCACTAGAGAATATTCGTTCTTTAGGATTCTCAGATTTAGTGGTTGAAGAACAAGGTTTTTCAGTACTATCTGAAATGGCGGATCGAGCGGGCATGAGCCGACAAGCGCTTTCATTATATGCCCAGAATAAGCGTGGTGATGGTAACTTTCCTAAGCCAATGTATGGGTTGTCTTCTAAATCAGCAATGTATTCTTGGCCAGAGGTCGCAACTTGGTTATTTAAACAAGGAAAATTAGAAAAAACTCACTATGAAGTTGCGAAAGCATTAATTTGATCTATTGACCTTGATCAAGCCAAGTGCTATTTTTGCGTTATAGTGGTCGAAGTGTCAGTAAACCATTAGAAAAACCTCGCATTAGCGGGGTTTTGTTGTTTTTGGGGTATGGTAGTAGATTTATATTTTTCTTTAATAAATTTAAGTTATTGTATGGACTTACTATTTATAGGAGATAGTTGTTGTGACAAATGATTTTAATGCTGAACAAGCTAGCCAACTAGCAAAGGGTGAAGATTTGAGTTTTGATGAAATGCTTGAATCCACCCTGAAGTATATTAAAATTTGTGCCAGTCAAAAATCTAACTGGGCAGCAAATTCTTTTGAGAAAACGCCAAAAAACTTAGAAACCTTAGAGATGGTTGTTAAGGACTTAGAGGGCCGAGGCTTTACTGTTGAGCGCACTGGAGATGATGTTAGTGGGACTAAAACTATAATCACGATTAGATTTTAAGCTAAAACTAAAGTGATTTGGGCTAAACCACCTTTCGGTGGTTTTTTGTTGGATAAAATCTATGGAAAATGAAATCGGCTTTCATGTTCCTGTACGACCTATGCCTCCAGAAGGGATCTTTGATTTAGACACACCAAACTTTGTACCAGCTCCTGAGATGTGGAATTGGATTAAACAAATGTTTCTAAATCCAAAATCAAAATTATTTAATCCTGATCATATGCACTTACGGTCATTTCGATATCCCGATATTGCTGTGATGTGGGCTAAATCTGGCTTTAAAAAACAAGGGCGTCAAGTTATTGGAACTACTGAAAAAGTGATGATCAATGCTGGTGGCTGGAAGAAAGAGCGACAAGAAGAGCAATACATCCAGTGGTTTGAATATATTCCTGAATATCTCATTACTTTTGATGCCTCATATTCACGGATTGCGAGTGACGTGAACTTTTGTGCCTTAGTTGAGCATGAGCTTTACCACATTGCTCATAAGAAAGACGAATGGGGAACACCGGCATATAACCGAGAAACAGGCATGCCAAAGTTAGCAATACAAGGGCATGATGTTGAAGAGTTTACGGGCGTTGTACGTCGATATGGAGCAAGTGAGGATGTCAAAAGAATGGTTGAGGCTGCGAATACAAGACCTGAGATGTCGCGAGCAGATGTTCACTACGCATGTGGCACTTGTTACTTGAAGGTGGTTTAAATTTTTTTGCCACTCTACTTGGACGTACTTGGACGGATAGAGATAAATGGCAAGGCTAAATAAACGGGTAAAACTCTATATAGTGCGGTCACTTGCTACCTATGAGACACCCTCAGAAACAGCGAGGGGCGTCCAAGAAGAATTTGGTATCGAAGTTACTAAACAGCAGTGTGAAGCATACGACCCGACAAAGAAGACTGGGCAGGACTTAAGCGAAGAATTTAAAACTGAGTTTTACAGAGTCCGCAAGGAAATGAACGACAACCTTAGTGCTATTCCAATCGCTAACATTGCATACCGTCTTAAACGCTTACAACGATTTATTGACCTAGAACAATTCAAAGAAAACCCTGTCATTGTGCCGAGCTTAATGGAGCAAGCGGCTAAAGAGGTCGGTGGGCTTTATACGAATCGAAAGGAAATAACCGGCGCTGGTGGTGGTCCACTTCAAAGCGAGAATGTAACCCAAGTTGTTGCAACGCCTGAACAGATACGGCAGGGGTTAGATGAACTCAAAGGTAAATACTAAGCTGCTAGAAATGCAGCTGGAGCGTGAGCTCTGTGAGAAAGAACATTTATTCTTTACACGTCGTTTTTTCTTGCCTCGCATGGGCTTTAAGTTTTCAGTCAATTGGCATCATGAATATATTGCTGACAAGATTGACGAGGTAATTGCGGGCAAGGTTAAGAACTTAGTGATTAACGTTCCACCGGGTAGTGGTAAGACTGAGTTACTCACAAACCTTATTGCCCGTGGTATAGCACGTAATGCTCGATCACGTTTTTTGTATTTGTCTTTCTCTCAATCTCTTGTAGAGGATGTATCAGCAACAGCAAGGAACATTGTCAAGTCAGAAGACTTTCAAAACTTATGGTCAGTAAAAATTTCAACAGCCACGGATGCTAAATCAAACTGGAAAACTACCGTCGAAGGTTATGACGCTGGTCATGTTTATTCTGCTTCCATGGGTGGGCAGGTCACGGGTCGCCGTGCCGGTACATTAGCGGATGAAGGCTTTACCGGTGCAATTATTCTGGATGATCCTTTAAAGCCTGAGGATGCATTTAGTCAGACTGCTAGACGTAAGGCTAACCGCAAGATCTTAAATACGGTCAACTCGCGTAAAGCTAAATCTGATACCCCCATTATTTTGATCATGCAGCGTTTGCACGTTGAGGATCCGACTAACTTTGTGATGACTGGTAACGTACCTGGTGAATGGAAACAGATCAGTATTCCCGCGCTTATCGATGATGAGTACATCAGTAAGTTGCCTGAAAAAATACAAAGCAAAATTCCACGTAATGTTGAGCGTGATGCGAAAGGCCGTCAAAGTTATTGGCCATTAAAAGAATCATTGCAATCGCTATTGCAACTCGAACAAGGCGGACAGGATAAAGACGGCGCCACGGTATCGCGCTACACCTTTGCAAGCCAATATCAGCAAGCTCCTAAAAAGCTTGGGGGTGACCTTGTTAAGGCTGAATGGTTTGGCCGTTATGAGGAATTACCACTTCTTAAATGGCGGGCAATTTGGGCAGATACCGCGCAAAAGACTAAAGAGCATAACGACTATTCTGTGTTTTTATGTGCTGGTCTTGGCTATGACAATAATCTTTACATCATTGATGTGAAGCGAGGCAAATGGGAAGCACCAGAGCTATTGAAAGAAGCTAAGGCCTTTATCAATAAGCACAAGGACAGCAATACCAAGATTGGCAAACTACGCTATATGGCAGTAGAGGATAAGGCGAGTGGTACAGGATTGATCCAATCCATATCTAGACAAACCACATTACCTATTCGGGCAATTCAGCGTGATACAGATAAGCTCACTCGAACCATGGATATAGTGTTCTACGTTGAAGAGCGCCGTGTCTGGTTGCCAGCAGAAGCACCATGGCTTTTGAACTACATTGAAGAAATCGAAGGGCTCACGGCTGACATGTCACATGATCATGACGACCAGTGGGATCCGACCATTGATGCAATTAATGACTCATTAGCCAAGAAGCCAACTGTATTTGATGATTAGAGGAAATTATGGCTGAAACTAAAAAGCCCGATGCAATTGGCGATGCAGGGGCATACACAAACTTTGTCTCAAATATTGGTACCAGCCGTGATAAGGCTTCACATGGTCACTTTGTTCAAAAGGAAATTCCTGATGATCAGTTAGAAGCTGTATATCAACACTGGTTGTCCAAACGTATTGTGAATCGACCAGCCAGTGACATGTTACGAGCTGGTTGGTTTTATGAGGGAATTCAAGATAGAGATCTAATCAAACTAGAAGAGGCGTGTAAGGCTTTTCAACTGAACCATGTGCTTTTATCGAGTCTGATCTTATCGCGTCTATATGGCGTGGTTTATGTGCTGTTAGGGACGGTAGATGGCGGTAATTTGGAGCAGCCATTTGATTTAAAGAAATTAGGCGTAGGTCGTTTAGAATTCTTTACGGTGCTTAAGAAAAAGTACATTAAGCCAGATACCACGACGTATTTATCACCTAAGGTCTGTGGTGGGTTATTAAAGCAACCTGAGTTCTACAAACTACAAATGGATGGTAAGGCTCCACAGCGCATTCACCATAGCCGTTTAATTAAATTCTGCCATGCCGATGTCGTGAATGAAGAGCCGCAAAGTATTCTTCAGGAAGTATATGAAGATCTGTTAGCCCATGCCGCCGTTAAAAAGGGATCAGCCAGTCTTGTCCATGAATCAAAAATTGATGTGATTAAAACACCTGGTCTGGTAGACAAAATCAAAGAAGATATGAAAGCCGTAGCAGAACGTTTTCTTAGTGTCGGATTGCTTAAAGGTTTAAACGGCATGATCGTGCTGGATGCTGAAGAAGATTACGACTCCAAGACTTATAACTTTGCTGGCTTACCGGACATGATGCGGGAATTCTCAATTCAAACTGCGGGTGCTGCTGATATTCCTTACACCATTCTTTTCGGTCAATCGCCTGCAGGTATGAATGCTACAGGTGAGCATGACACTCGGAACTATTACGACAGCATAGCAACCAAGCAAACATGGATGCTTAAGCCTTTCATGATGCTGATTCTAGATGTCATTTGCCAGACTACATTCGGCCGCGTGTTCCCGAATCTGGATATTGTCTTTAATCCATTATGGCAGTTGGATGCGAAGGTCCGTTCAGAAGTTGAGAAAGCTAATTCAGAACGAGATGCCAAGTATTTAGAAATGGGCATTATTACAGAGCCACAGATAGCCCGACAGTTACTCATTGACGGCGTTTATTCAGTGATTGATGAAGCTCATATCAAAGAGCTAGAAATAATGGTGAAGTTAAATGTCGATGATCATTCAGATGCTGAAACCGCACCTCCAACAGGCGAAGAAGAGTAAGAAAGGCCGCAAGGCTTCCAAACCTAGACCAGTAAAAGTAAATCGCCGTGTAGAGCTTTATTACACACGGCAATTACTAGCTATATCTAAATATTGTCAGGAACAAACAAAGGAATTAGTTATTCCTACGGTTGGCCAGAATATTGGTGATGCTTGGTTTTCCGACATGATGACTTCGTTTCGAGAGAAGCTGACAAAGTATGTTGTTGAGGTTTCTCGACCGTTGGCCACTAAAGTTGTGACTGACACTCAAAAGGAAGTAGACAAGCAAATTGCTGAGCACACTAAAACGATTATTGGTGTGGATCTTACGCCGTTCTATCGAGCTGCTGATATTCAAGATGAGGTAGATCTAAACATCACGGCCAATGTCAGTTTGATTAAGTCTATTCCGCAGCAATACGCCGATAAGCTTGAGGTATTAATCACCAATGCTTTGCAGACTGGACAAACTAATGAAGAGTTGGCCAAAGCAATTAAGCAATTGGGTTTATCTACTGATTATCGTGCACGTCTTATTGCTAGTGATCAGATGGGCAAGATTAACGGCCAAATTAACCAAGCCAGACAACTTTCTATGGGTGTCGAGACATACACATGGCAAACGGCGAAAGATGAGCGTGTAAGGCCAGACCACCAGCATAAACAGGGCAAGACATTCAGATGGGATTCACCACCAGACGGTGGGCATCCCGGTCAGCCTATTCGTTGTCGTTGTACAGCATTGCCTAACTATGAGGATATCTTAATTGACTAATTCTAACGCTAGCGAGAAATGCTGGAAGTGTGGGAAGGACCACGGTCCAAGAAGACCCACTCCGCCGATTGTTTGTACACCCCCATTAGTTAAAGTAGATGGAGTTGAAAGCTCTAAAAAATTGACACAAGAGCAAATGAATCAGATCCGAGAACTTACTTTGAAAAAGGTTTTCTTGTCAGTTCTTTTAATCTCAATTCCCATTCTGCTTTGGAAATTAGATTCGATCATTATGGCAATTAAAGCTTAAAAGCTTCTATATAGGATCGAGTAATGGGACGTAAGAAGAAATATTCAAAAAAACGTTTTTATCGTCGTTTGAATGCAAAGCAACAAACAATTCAAGAACCCAATAAGTTTGAATCTATTATGATTGATTTCGCTAAAGGGCTTGATAAAACTGTTCACGCATTTAAGGACATGGTGAAAGGTACATTTCTGGCTTTAAGTGAAATGTCTAATCAGCAACTAAAAGACCTTGAGCATAAATTGAAAACTGAAAGAAAGTAAAGTTAGGGCAAATAGACGAAATATTTTAACTTCAAGCAAACCACCTTCGGGTGGTTTTTTATTGAGCGCAATTTATGAAAAACATTTACCGCTTCAAGGTAGGTGACTTTGCTCCAAGTGAATCCACACGCTCATATACACCAGAAGGTTATTTGAAATGTGTAAATGTTCGCTTGGGTAAAGCACCTCAGGTACGTCAATACTATGCGTATGAGTTCCCAAACTTAGAAGGCTTTTCAGCAGATCAGACTATTAACGTCTATACATCCGCAGAAGAGCTATTTAAGCCGGCAGCGATTAAAAGTTGGGATGGTGCTGATGCTACAGATTATCACCCACCCAAGAATGAAATTAATGCAGCCAACTGGAAGGACTATCACATTGGCTATTGTGAGAACGTCCGCCAAGAAGGCGAATATCTATTGGGCGATTTGCTCATTAAAGATAAGGACAGCATTGATTTAATCCAGAACAACGAGCGATTAGAAATGTCGCTGGGTTATGGAGCCACATTAGTTTTAGAGCAGGGCACGGCGCCAGATGGCACGGTGTACCAAGCAAAATTTATTAATTTTATTGGCAATCACGTAGCACTCGTTAAATACGGTCGCTGTGGTGGTGATTGTCGCATCGGTGACGAAAAGCAAACTCCAAAGGGGAAAACAATGGAAGTAAGTGTAAACGGTATTCGTTTTGACATTGGCGATAACAAGCCCTTGGCGGATGCATTAAAGCAGCAACAAGAGCAGCTGGAAAACTTGAAGGCTGCAAAACTTAAAGTAGGTGATAAGCAATTTTCTATCGGTGATGAACTGAACGCAGTACAAGCGGTTGTAGATCAATTGCATACCGATAAAACTACTCTTGAGCAAAAAGTGGGAGATCTGGAAAAGAACCAGATGACTCCTGAAAAGCTTGAACAAGCTGCTGCCGAACGTGCTGCTGTTATTGCCGATGCAAAGGCATTGGTACCAACGGTAAAAACTGAAGGCTGCACATGTGAGCAAATCAAACGTGACGTTATTGCAGCTAAAGCGGGTGATGCTTTAGTAACAGCTTTAATGGGTAGTGTATCGGTAGGTGATGCAAAGCCTGAGCAGATCGACACAACTTTCCGTGCACTCTGTGCTGTGAAGGGTACACATCCTTCTAATCCTGTAGGTGATGCTCTTCACCAGCAACAGCAAGTTAAAACTGGAGACGGTAAACCAGTAGATGGGGAGCCTAAACCAAACAACAAAAAAGAAGCTTGGAAACAAAGTTTCTAATTAACTGGAGAACCTCAAATGTCTTTAACCCCTCAAGCTATTCCGGGTATGCGTGCTCGCCTGCACATGCCCGAAGAAATTTTATCTTTGCCAGTTGCTGGTACAGGCGTAGTTAGTGACGGTGAAGTGGTAGTCCAATCTGCTGACGGAAAAACGGTATGCGCGGTAACTGGGGCAACCAATACAAAGTTTGGTGTAGTGGTTTTTCAGCACGTGGGTAAATCTGGAAAAAATGCCTTAGGTAAAGAAGCCTATCAAGCTAAGGACTGTGCACCTGTAATGCAAATCGGTTCTATCTGGGTGAAGCCTTCAGCTCCAGTGATTGATATCAATGCGAAGGTTTATGTACGTACTGCGAACCCTACTGCCCAAGCGCCACTTGGTTCACTTTCTTCTGCAGCATTAGATTCTACGGAACTACCTAATGCCTCTTGGGAAACCATCACTGGTCCTGATGGATTAGCTATTCTTCGTTTGCGTGGAGCATAATCAATGTCAAAACAATTAGAACAAATGAAAATCCGCCTATCAGCAGTTGCACATGGGGTGCAAATCGCTGTAGGGGATGCATTTAATTTAGATAACTTTGCCAAGTTATTGTTAAAGCTTGAATCAATCGATGAAATGACACCGCAACTTGCTGAAGCACAAGCTTATGCAAAGTACTTACCGATTGAAGGATTGGAAGGTGCAGTTATAGGTTCGGCTAGTGTCTTGCAACGTAAGAGAGGCGTAGGACGTGGTAAGCGCTTCTCAGGTCAAGGCAATGATGTGCCATTAGCAGAGGTTGTTTACGATGAAGTAAAACTCACTGTACAGCCTGGTGTTATTGGTTATGAAATCAGTATTTTTGATGCTGCAGCTGCCTTAAAAGCAGGTATCCAGTTAACGACTGACAAAGTTGCAGCAGCTCGATTGGCCTATGAAAATCACATGAGTGATGTCGCTTGGTTTGGCGAGCCAGAAACTGGTTTGCTAGGCTTCTATAATCAAACAGGTGTTGAGGTGATTACTTCTACGGTAGATTATACGACTGCTACAGTAGAGGTCATTCTTGCCGATATCAATAAGGCAATTAAAGGTGCTTCTAATGCCTCTAAGTTTGATGGAAGTATTCAACCAGATACTTTTGTGATGCCTGAGAATAAGTTCACTATTCTCGCTAGCCGTATCGTTCCGGATTCAGCGGGTAAAACTTTCCTTGAGTACATTAAGGAAAAGAACACCTTTGCAATGCAAGGTAAAACACTGACATTCACTTCTGAAAGTATGCTTGAAGGTAAAGGTGAAGGTGGTACTGACCGCAGCATTATTTATCGCCGTGATCCAAGCTGTATTACTTTCCGTTGTAATGAACTGGAATTCTTGGCAGCTCAACCTATCAATTATGTGATGCGTACACCGGGACACTATATGTATGAAGGTGTCTATTTAAAACGTGTCGATTCTCTCCGCTACTACGACGTTGAATAAGGATAACTAAACATGCCAAAAATTACTTACAGCGGCTCTCAGGCTGCTTTTTCTTTTGATGGAATTCAGGTCGGTCAGGGTCAAACTGTGCAAGTTAGTGCTACGGATCTCACACGTATTTCAAAAGGTAAAGCCTTTAAATCACTTGTTGAAAAAGGTGAGCTCGAAGTTCAGGAAATCCCAGATGATGAGCCAAAAGCAACGGGTAAAACAAGTGGCCGTGGTGGTAAAGGTGGCAAGCAAACGGATGCAGCAGGTGATGCGGCCAAAGCTGCAGAAGAAGCTGCTTTGGCCGCCGTGAAGGCTGAATTAACAGCGCTTGAAGTAACGTTCAGTGATGATGAAACACTTGAGCAGCTACAAGCTAAGTTAGCTCAGGCTAAGGAATAAGGTAGACATATGGACGTACAAACGTTTCGTAAAAAGTTCTCGACTGATTCGAGTTTAATGTCTTTGCCAGATGAGAGAATTCAGGATGCATTAGAAGAAGCGGATCTGGTCGTATCTCAAATTGAGTTCGGAGCATTAAAAGAACGTGCTGTAGGTCTATATGCAGCACATATTCTCAAAGTCGGTACAGCAAGTGGCAATGGTGCTGCTTTTAGTAACGCCTCAAGCATGACAATTGCTGGCCAAAGCGTGAGTTATTCCCGGTCATCGAAAGAAGCTTTCTATGATCTAAGCATGTATGGCCAGCGTTACCTTGCCTTAAAAAATTCCATTCCAATTGATGATGAAGGCACAAACCCTAACCGTTTAGACGTTGGTGCTTTTGTCGTATAGGAGATACCCATGCCTTTTAAATATCAGGCACCAGAAGGTTATAAGCCAACCAAACTAGTTATTGCCGGGCATAACCTAGATATCAAAAAAGGCGTTTTAGAATCTGATAATGACATTATTCATATTTTAAAGCCCTTAGGTTTTGAGCGTTATGTTGAAGTGGTTGAGCCAAAGAAATCGGCGGCATCTGCTAAAGAGTAATTAAGCTATGAGCGATTATCGTGTTGATAGCCAAGTCAACTTTAATGAGATGAATGATCGCGTTAGGTTTGAAATAAAACGCACGATTAACGCTCTTACTTTACGCTTACAGCGGATTGTTCAGGAAGATATGCTGAGTGGCCAACGGCTGAACGTACAGTCTGGCCGCTTGCGTGGATCCGTTTCATCTAAAGTAGATGAGGATAAGGATTCGATAGAAGGAACGGTGGGAGCTGGTGGTGCATTAGTACCTTATGCACCTGCACATGAGTTTGGTTTAAATGGTTCTTTGGGAGTTAAAGCACACCTAAGAACAATTAAGCAGGCTTTCGGCCGACCTATATCACCGGTTCAAGTCAATATTAAAGCTCATTCAAGGAATGTACGTTTTAGAGAATTGCGCTTTATGCGTGATTCACTGGATATCGTGGCCAAGATTGTGCCGAAAAATATTGATGCAGCAATTCAGCGGGGTTTAGCAAGTGGATAGTGAAGCAATCTATCAAGCGTTGTTTGATCGGTTAAGTACAAAGGTGGCAGGACTTATTACAGTCAGTCGCCGTTTACGTCACTTTAACAATGTAACACCAGAACAACGACCAGCCATGTTTATTACACAGGGCAATCAGCAGGAAGTGCCGGTACATGGTTTAGATTCAAAAGTTGAACTAGCTGCTGAGGTTTATCTCTATATCCATGAGGCTGATAGAGGTAAACCACCATCATCACAGATGAATGTTTTCATTGATCGTGTACGTGAAGCTATTCAACCAGAACATCCAGATGTTAATGAATGTCAAACCTTAGGAGGTTTGGTAGAACATTGCTGGATCGAAGGTACAATCGAAGTATATGAAGCAGTAGAAAACATGCTGGATGATCAGGCGATTGCCATTATCCCTATCCGGATCCTTATAACCAATTAACAAAACATTCATTTAATGACCGCCTCTATGGCGGTTTTGTCATTTTAGAGAGGTCAAAATAAATGGCTCAATATTTATTTGGTGCCGGCAAGATCTTTGCTACACCGATCCAAGATGTATTCGGGCAGCCGATTAGTAATCCCACACCAGTTGAAGTGGGGGTTTTACAGTCGGTAGGTGTCGATATTAGTTTCGATTTAAAAGAGCTTTTTGGCCGTGGACAGTTTGCCGTGGACGCTGCACGTGGTAAAGGCTCAATTAAAGGCAAAGCATCATTCGGCCGCATTAATGGCACCTTGTTAAATTCTATTTTCTTTGGTGGTGTAGTTGCCGAAGGTGGGATTGAGACAGTATCCCAAACCATTAATGGTGAAATCGTTCCGTCTGGTGGCTTAGTTACTCCCGTAGTCCCAAATAGTGGAACCTTTGTAAAAGATCTAGGTGTAACCGATGGTAAGGCTATTCCACTTAAGCGCGTAGCCTCAGCACCAACGGTAGGGCAATACAGCGTGGATAACGCGACTGGTGCCTACACATTTGCTACTGCTGATGTTGGGAAAGTTGTTTTTATCAGCTTCCAATATTCGGCAACGGTCGCAGGTGGTAAGTCAATTACCGTGTCTAACTTAGACATGGGCTATACACCTGAGTTTGCATTAGATCTGCAACGTGATTACAAGGGCAAATTCATGCATATGAATTTCTACCGTTGCACTAGTAACAAGCTTGGGTTCAGTTCAAAACAGGACGATTACGACATTCCTGAATTTGAATTTCAGCCTATGGCTGATGATCTCAACCGTGTTTTCAAAATCGATTTATCGGAGTAATACCAAATGCAATTTAAGCAAGTTGAAAACCCTCGCGGCTCTACAGTTGTTGTTGATGGTCAGCCATTTGTTTTTGCTCCATTGTCTCTTGGTGCAGTTGAGAAACTATTGCCGGCACTTCAATCATTCAAGCCAGATGATGTCGGCACTGTGATTGATGTGGCACACAAATCTTTGAAGCGAAATTACCCCGACATTACTCGTGATGATGTAGCAGAGATGCTATTTATGGATCAGCTCACTGAAGTGATGGAAGCTGTAATGTCTGTGTCTGGTCTTAAAGGGAATGATGATGGCGCTGCAGGTGGCTCGGGGGAATAGATTGGGAGGAGCTGTACACGCATTTAGTGCTGACGATGGGCAAAGATTACGACTATGTTCGTAATGAAATGGATCTACCTAGATTAAGAGCATTAGGTGCGTATCAGCAAAGTAACCCTCCCGCACATATCGGAATACAACGTCTTTGTCGTATTTTAGAAGCTTTCATGGGTATCGAAGAACCTCCGCAAGCCATCACCGTTTCAGATGATGAAGAGGAAGATATGCTAGAAGTGTTAGAAAGTTTCCCGCAGGGTGGTTAAGGCCGCCCTTATAAATATTAATGTGACATTAAGTAACCAGTTTGTTAAATTGTACGAACTTTATAATAAATGGTGAAATTATGACTCAAACAAAATTTTGTTATGCCTGTGGCCAACAAATTGATGTTCGTGCAGAAATTTGCCCTAAATGTGGTGTAAGACAGCAAGATGTTAGAATCACTGGGCGAAAAAGTAAGGTGGCTGCTGGCGTATTTGCATTGTTACTAGGTGGGTTTGGGGCTCATAAATTCTATTTGGGTAGAGTTGGCCAAGGTATCTTATACCTTATTTTCTGCTGGACTTTTATTCCAGCTATTATCGCATTTATCGAGGGTATTCTTTACCTATGCAGTTCTGATGAAGATTTTGCAAAAAAATATGGCTAAGTAATTTGCCATAAATGATTTTTAAAGCCTTGCATTTGCAAGGCTTTTTTATTTCTCCACAGCTCCTTTAAAGGGGCTTTTTTTATGCCTGTGAGGAAGTTATGGCAAATAATAACCGTGTTGAAGTTCATGTCGGTGCCAAGACCTCTGAACTAAAAGAGGGGATGAAAGACGCAGAAAAAATAGTTTCAGATTCTAGAAAGAAAATTGAAAACTCGAGCCAAGGTATAGATCTTAAAATAGATCTTTCAGGGGTGCGGTCTGAACTAAATAATTTTGCAAACAACATTTCAGATAAGTTTAAGAGTGTTGGTAATGACATAAAAGAATCTTTAACAGGCGGTTTCTCACTTATTAAAGGTGGCTTTCTTTTAGGGATTGGTGAGGAAATAGCAAAAACTGCTGCGGAAGCAATTGGTGCAATACCAGAATTAGTTTCTGCGGTTGGTAAAGCTTCAAAAGAAATTGAAATTCAATCACGATTAGCTAATGCCAATACAACAGAATTTCAAGAGTGGGCCTTTGCTGCTAGCAAGGTAAATGTAGAGCAAGACAAACTTTCGGACATCATGAAGGATGTAAACGATAAGTTTGGTGATTTTATGCAAACAGGTGGCGGTGAAATGGCCGACTTCTTTGAGAAAATCGCCCCAAAAGTTAACGTCACTGCTAAAGAGTTTCAGGGTTTATCGGGACCGCAGATCCTTGAAAAATATTATGAGACTTTGCAAAAGGCTAATGTTTCGCAAGCTGAAATGACTTTCTATATGGAGTCCATTGCTGATGACGCGACATTACTTGCACCGCTTTTAGATAATAACGCGGAAAAATTAAAAGAATACGCAAAACAAGCTCATGACCTTGGTGTCATTATGAGCTCAGAAGCCATGGAGTCTACAAAAGAGTTTAATACTGCTTTAGGAACTATACAGTCTACATTACAAGGTGTAATGACTCGCATGGCTGCACAAGCTGCACCAGCATTAACTGATTTGGCAAATAGATTTTTGACTTTTGCCGTTGAATCAAAAGAAGGAATAGATGATTCGATTAAGTCAATAATTGGAATTCTTGAAAGCCTCTTTAGTATTGTGGGTGAAATCTTCAATACAATTGGTGAGATCTGGAAAGATTTAACTAGTGATATTGGTGACGGTTCATTATCACAAATTGGCTTTATGGATGCTGTCTCAGTAGCTTTAAGAGCTTTAGGGATAGTTGCAACTGGTCTACAAGTGGCAATTCAATCTGCATTTGCAATTATTCGTGCCGTTGTTGTGACAGTATGCCAAGCCCTTATTATTGCTTTTAATGGCCTCATGGCTGGCTTTGATATGGTACGCAATACCATTCAATTCGGTTTAGATGTTCTTCAAGTTAAGTTTCAAACTTTTGGTAGTGTCGTTAATAATATTCTTCACTTCAATTTCTCAGGTGCGAAAGCAGCGTGGGAGGGTGGATTATCTCAATTAGGTGGGATTACTGAACGATATACGAACCAAATGAAAGGCCGTATGGCTGATCTTAAAAACTCTTGGAATAATGGAGCAACAACAGCGGCAAATTCTCTTGTCACGGCTGGGCAACGCATTCTCGATGTTACTTCTGCAGGTGGTAAAAAAATTACCAACTATGTGTATAAGGATCCTACAAAACCAATAGAAACACCTAGTGTTCCAAAGCTAGGTATTGGGGCTCCACCACCAAGTACCAATAAGGGCATTGGTACTGGTGTTAAGGATGATAAAGGCGGATCTAAATCATCGGCAAAATCTAAAGCTGAGCAAGAGGCTAAAGAGCGTCAACGACAAGCTGAGCAGGCAGCGAAAGCACTGGCTGATATTCGGTATAAATATGCATCCGAAGAAAAGAAAGTCGCTTTAGATCTACAAAAGGTATTAGATGAGATTGAAAAATCTAAGATGACTGCCGATGAAAAAGCCGCCGCAAAAGTCAAAGCGGAAAAGGATGCTTCAGACAAGATCATTGCTATCCGTTTAAAAGAGTTTGAGGAATACAAAAAAGCTCGTGAAGAACAGATCGACAATTATCAACAGCAAGCACAGCGCCTTTATGAAATTGAAGCGGCACGGATCCAAGCTGAATATGATGCCAAGAAAATTTCAAACGTTCGCAAAGTTCAATTAGAGAAGCAGCTCGAAGATCAATTACGTGAAATTAAGCGGCAAGGTCTTTTAGAGCGTCTGGCACTTGAGAATGAGCAAACCGGTATTACTGGTAAGCAAGGTAATCAAAACCAAATCATTAACAATATTTCTGATTTAGAGACAGATCAGAAAGTTGCTGACACTAAGTCTATGGGCTTAATCAGTGATGCGGAAATGAAAGACTTTGAAGCTAAGTTCGGCGGGTTCACTTCTCGGCTTGCAAACCTTTGGGATCAGGGCATTCAGTCTTTAATGAATGGCACATTGACATGGAGCAACGCAACTAAAGCGGTATTAGCTGATATGGGTGCATTTGCCTTGCAATCCGCTACTAAAGAGCTACAAGGTTGGCTCAGAATCCAAGCGATTAAGTTAGCTAGAAAGCTTGGTTTCGTTGGTGCTGAAACGGCGGCTGAGGCATCGGGTCAAGCGGCTCAAACGGGAGCAACAATTGCAGGAGAAGCAACACGTACCAGTGTTACTGCTGCGGGTGGTTTAGCTCGATTGGGCTTAAAAGCAGCTGAAGCAATCAAGGGAATCATGATGTCGGCATGGGAGGCTATGGCGGGTGCATTTAAAGCCATGGTTGCTATTCCATACATTGGTCCAATTCTGGCTGTAGGTGCTGGTGCTGCTGCGTTTGGTTTAGTGGCTGGGTTTGCTGGCAAAAACAAAACTGCTCGAGGCGGGTATGATATTCCATCAGGTGTGAATCCAGTCACCCAGCTACATGAAGACGAAATGGTTTTACCTTCTCAACATGCAAATACTATTCGTGAAATGGGCAAAGCTATGCGAAGTGGTGCAAGTTTTGGAGCAGCTGCAGTAGCTGAAGGTGGGGGTGCTGGACCGACCATTAATATTAGTGCAATCGATGCGAAGAGTATTCAACGATTATTTAAGAATAATGGCCGCGCGGTCGCTAGTGGTTTGAATAGTTACGCTCGTGGCTTTGGTAAAAATGGTAAATAAGGAGGTGTTAGTGTCTAACGTTTTATTTCCAGAATTACCTGGTCTTGAATGGGATACCTCAATTACCCCGATGTTCAATACCAAGATCATGACTTCTATCAATGGCCGAGAGCTCCGTGCGAGCTTTCAGGCCGCACCTAAATATGAAATCTCGTTGTCTTACGCTTTCTTGCGTGAAAATAAGGGAAGAACTGAATTTCAGCAACTTCAAGGATTTTATCTAGAACGCCGGGGAGCATTTGATTCATTTCTTTATAAGATGCCTGATGATAATCAGTTCAATTGCACATTTGTTGGTGATGGTACTGCAACGGCGTTCCAGTTATATAAGGATATGTTTACAAGCCAATTGCCCTTAGGTAATACCCAAGAGCAAATCATTGGTGAAGTTAATCCTAATATGTGGAATCAAGTTCCAGTAAAAACTATGTGGAACTCAAACCAAGAAAAACCGATGTGGAATAACGCAACGGCTCAGGTAACGAGTGACGGTAAATATGTACTTTCACAGCCGATCGAGGAAGGAGTTGAAGTGGCTGTAACGGGTACTTTTTACTACCGTTGCCGTTTTAAAGATGACACACAGCAATATGTCAACTTTATGCACAAACTCTGGAAGGCTGGAAAGGTTGAGTTAATCGGATCCTTGGGAACTAAGATATGAGACAAGCATCACCTCAATTAATAGCATTGTTAGATGCTGATCAGTTCATTATGGCTGATCTCTACACTATTACTACCATACAAGGTATTGAGTATTGTTATACAAGTTATGACGTTAATTTGACGGTACAAGGTAAGGAATTTCGTGCTGATGGTCCAATCATTAGCCGAGAAGGAACTAGCCTTTCTTTAGGTATCGAAGTCGATAATTTATCTATCACAATTGAGACAAATGAAAGTACTAAATTCGGTGACGTACCTGTAGCTCAGGCTTTTCACAACGGAATATTAGACGGTGCACGGTTTAAGTTGGAACGTATATTTATGGATATGCACACACCAACTGATACCAGTGCCGGCACGCTAGTTTTATTTGAAGGTCGTATCGTTGAGCCTGAGCTTGATCGATATGAAATCAATGCAAGTGTGGTTTCTGACGTTGATAATTTAAAACTTCAGATGCCGAGAAACTTGTATACACCGGGTTGTTTAAATACCTTGTTTGATAGTGCTTGTGGCTTATTAAGTGCAGATTTTGCAGTTAATACGACTATTGCAGCTAATAGTACGCCTAGCCAAATACTTTGTGACTTAAGCCAGCCTCAAGGCTGGTTTACCCAAGGTGTAGTGGAGTTTTTAGAAGGGGCAAATATTGGAATTAAAAGAACTGTACGCTTACATGAAGCAGGTTCTTTACTCCTAACTTTGCCACTTTTAGACATGCCTGAAATCGGTGAAGCAATCCGTGTTTATCCGGGTTGTGATAAGAGACTTGATACTTGTACTAACCGATTTAATAACCGTGCTCGCTTTCGTGGTGCGCCGTTCGTTCCAGTTCCTGAAACTTCAATTTAACAATTTTATATTCAATCAAAGCCCTGCAAATCGCAGGGTTTTTTATTTGGGAAATATATTATGGCACTTCCTGATAAAAATGCCTTAATTGGGCCTACGGTCACAGAGGCCCAGTTTAAAACTAATTTGGGCGTAATTATTGATTTTGTAAAACCAATTGAATTGCAAAGTCCTTCTTACTCATCCACCGCACTATTAACAGCCACTAGACCAGCGGGAAACCAAAGTTACGCTAAAGCTTTAGACACAGGAAAGGTCTGGTTTTGGGATAAACCTGCTGGTTCTGCGGATGGGAATTACTGGAAAGTTACAGACTTAAGTGATCTGGATCAAGCAAAAATCTTTGCTAATTCAAATCCGAATTTTAAGGCTGGTTCATTCAGCATCGCCTTTGATTTCGATTTACAGCTGACAATGGGGCAATATGATGTAAGTAATTCTGTTTTAAACAACTCAACTCATAAACCACCCTTTGATGTCGGGGGGATTCTTATTGTTGAGGGGTCAGGCAAAGATTACTTTGCAAGACAGCGTTTTTGTACGATTGACAACCAAGAAGCAGTACGTACAAAAAAAGATGTATGGGGGGCATGGGATGTTGTTATCAAGGCTGGAGATTTAAAAGCCAAACCAATTATATCGCCAATTGATTTTAATGCTTATAAGGCTTCAGGTACTTATACGATTACAACAGTTATCCTTTTACAGTGTACAAATAGGCCTCCAGTAAATGCGGGTGGTATTTTTGAGGTAAAGGGTACTGGGGCTGATTATCTGACAGCTCACGTTTTCAGATCATATGACAATATTGATGTGTCACGTACTTTTAAAACTACTTGGGGTGCGTGGGATTTATATATTAAAGCTTCCGATTTAAAGCCCAAAGTTGTCTCGTCTGCAATAGACTTTAATGCATTTAATGTGCCTGGTCCTTACTCAATAACCAATAATGTTCTAGCAACTTGTTCAAACGGGCCTCCAACTCCTAATGGTGGGATTTTTCAGAATATTGGTACTGGTGCTGCTTACTATACACATCGTGAATATGTAAGTTTTAAAGGCGAATTTTTTAAACAATCGCTGGAAACAACATGGGGGCCTTGGAAGAAATTAGCCACTACTGATATTACTGACTACTTGGCTCAGCAAATTGCAGCTATTCAAATACCGGGTACTGGTTTGACTGGAAAGAAATGGGCAGCAATTGGTGACTCAATCACATACGGTTTAAATAATACTGATAACCGTAGTTGGGCAAATATTCTAGCTGAACGCTATGGCGCTGTTCTTACAAAGCACGCCTTTTCAGGCGCATGGATTAGCAAGGGTACAGGAACAATATCAATTCCTAATGTTCTATCTGAGTCTTTTGCAAACTTGCCAGATTCTGCAAATTTTGATCTCATCGCTATTGCCGCGGGCACAAATGATCGAATTAATGGCGTTGATGGAAATCTTGGCACTCCTGATGACCGAACCAATGAAACATTTTATGGTGCACTTCATGTCACGCTTTCTGGCCTAAAACTTAAGTTCCCTAATGCCAGAATGTTATTTATATCTCAAATTCCGCGCATTGGACTTCGTTCAAATCCAAACAATCCGACTGACTTAGATAAAAAATTCAAAGCAATCACAGAGGTGTGTGATTACTATTCGGTTCCAGTCTGGGCAGGTCACAAGAACTTTGGCTTTCATCCTGATGATAATGCTGCATTCAGATCTAAGTGTATGCCAGATGGTTTGCATCCTAGCGATGATGGTCAAGTTTGGTATGCAAACCGCTTAGAGCAACCTATTTTAAGTGCAGCTAAATAAGGCCATCAATCATGAAAAATTTAGAAGCAGTTGAAGAGGCGCTTACGTGGCTTGGTACACCTTACCATCATCAAGGCCGTGTGAAAGGCGTAGGTGTGGATTGCGGTACTTTGATCTGTGAGGTCTATGAGAAAGTAGGCCTTATGGATCATTTAGATCCGCGACCATATCCACCAGACTGGCACCTGCATCAGATGGGGCAACGTTATTTAGAACTTATCTTAGGTGTATGTGATCCAGTAGAAGGACAACCACAACCGGGCGACATCGTTTTATATCAATTTGGCAAATGTATTAGTCATGGTGCAATTGTCATTGAGTGGCCGCAGGTCATTCACAGTTATCTCCATCAGGGAGTGATTATCCAAGATGGTACAAAAGGAAGTTTAGCCCGGCGAATTGCCGGGTTTTTTCGTATGAAGAGGCTTAAATAAATGGGTGGATTATTTGGTGGTACTACGATTAGTACAACGGATACCCGTATTAACTCTATGCGGATCCAGCAATCAGCGTACGGGCTTTGTCAGCCTCTTGTGTATGGAAAAACCCGCGTAGCTGCGAATATGTTTTGGTACGGCGATTTTCTAGCAACACCTCATACTACCGTTGAGAAGTCAGGCGGTAAGGGTGGGAGCACTAAAACCAGTAACACTACTTTTAGTTATAGTGCTTCGCTAATGTTGGGATTGTGCGAGAACCAGATTAAAAAGATTGGCTTGATATGGGTTGATAAAGAACAGTACATCACAAAGCAGGAAGGATCTATTACGCTAGATCCAATCGACCAGCTAAAGTTTGAATTATATGATGGGAATAATAACCCCCCTTGGGGTTGGTTAGTTTCAAAACATCCGGATCAGGCGATTAACTATCCTTTTTTAGGATATGTAGCATGTGCTAATTACGAGATGGGAAACAGTGCCAGTCTTTCAAATCATAACTTTGAAGTGATTAGCACAATTACGTTGTCGGATACCATTGATGATGCTAACCCAGCAGATGTGATTGAAGACTTTATTACACATCCACGGCACGGGGCTGCGCCTAATTTAAATATGGCCGATTTAGAAGAGTTTCGCACTTATTGCCGTGCAGCCAATCTTTTAATTAGCCCAGCATTCACCGAACAACGAGCTGCATATGAAACAATCAATGAAATTGTCGAAGCTGTAAATTGTGCTGTGGTACCTAGTCCAGATGGTTTAAAGATCCGTTCTTATGGCGATTCAGCTATTACAGGAAACGGCGTTACTTTTACGCCGGATCTCACACCGGTTTATCATTTAACTGATGATGATTTTATTAGTGATGATGAGCCTGTACGAGTACGCCGTAGCCGTGATACGGATGCTTATAATCATGTACAGATTGAATACATCAATCGTTACAACCAGTACAACACAGAAACGACTGAGGCCAAGGACCAAGCAAACATTGAAATGTTCGGCTTACGTACTGAGGATCCTGTAGAAAGCCATTACTTTTGCGAGCCAAAAATAGCACGTCATGCGGCACAACTTCGCTTACAACGATTGCTTTATGTGCGTAATGAATATGAGTTTACATTAGGCTGGAAGTACTGCCGGCTTGAGCCAATGGATATTGTCACCATTACAGATGAAGCATTGGGCCTAAATCAATTTCCAGTGCGTATAACACGTATAGAGGAAGACAAGTTCGGTGAATTAACTATTACGGCTGAGGAGCTTGCTGTAGGTTCAAGATCTGCCATTGAATACGATTCACAAGCATCTAATGGTTATCAAGGCGGTAATGAAGAACCAGGTAATGTGAATGCTCCAGCTATCTTTGAACCTCCATTAGATTTAACGGATGGAAAGAATCAAGTATGGGTGGCTGTGTCAGGTGGCATTAATTGGGGTGGCTGTAATGTGTGGACCAGCCTTGATAATACGACCTATGAAATGATCGGTACCATTTATGGTTCTGCACGTTATGGCCAGCTTGTCACACCGATTGATGCGGATGATACCGCTTTACAAGTTGAGCTAAATACTGCAAGTCGAATCTTCAGCGGCACCTTACAAGATGCTCAAGCCGATCAAACGCTTTGTAAAGTCGGTGACGAGTATTTCAATTATCAAGTGGCCACTTTAAACGGATCTGGTCTTTATACCTTAAGTGACGTTCTGCGTGGGCGTTTTGATGATGCCCAGATTCATAGCGCTGGTGAACAATTTGTACGCCTTGATCGGGCTATCTTTGAGTATGGATTTAATGAAAATCTTGTGGGTAAACAGATCTTCTTAAAGTTTACTAGCTTTAATGGATTGGAGCGCAAAGAACAGACATTGGATGAGGTAACAGCTTTTAGCTATACATTATCGGGTGGACGTCCTGCGGGTGTGAAAGGCCTGTCACTTCAATCGCCGTTTGTAGGCACAACATTTAAAGTCCAATGGCAAAGCTCAACCGGTGCAGCTGGCTATCGTGTACAAGTCTGGTCGAATGGGGCAATGATTCGGCAAGTTGATACAACAAATACGGATTACAGCTATTCGATAGAAGAAGCTAAGACTGATGGAGTAGGACGAGCTTATACAATACGTGTAGCAAGTAAGAACGGCGACCAGATCAGCACCTATGCTGAATTAAGTATTAGTAATCCGGTACCGCCAGTTCTTCTAAATGTTTATACGGCTGCAACGGTAGATTCTATTACAGTGAATTGGGTACCGAGCGAAGTACCAGACCTGAAAGATTATGCAGTATGGCTAAGCAGTACTCCTAATTTTGATCCTACACAAATGTCGCCTACGTGGACCGGCACAGACTTAACCACTACTTTTGGAGGGTTACAACCAACAACTCCTTATTACATTCGTGTCGCTGTACGGGATGTTTGGGAAAACACAGTCTGGAACTATACAAATCAGATTACTCAAAGTACTTCTGAAGGTTAATTTAAATTACGTATTTAGCACCCAATCGGGTGCTTTTTTTTGCCTACTTCTGGAGTAAAAGGCATGGAACCAGTTTCTACAAGCGGTTTAACAGCATTATTAAAATTTTATGGGGCAGCAATTATGGTGACTTTAGCGGTCGCATTAGTTGCAACAGTTGTCTTAATGACTCGTATGCCACGCTCACCTCAAGAGTGGGCTGTGGGGCTCATTTGTACGGTTGTATCAAGTTTAGCGGGTGGCTCATTCATCATTGTGAAGTGGGGCCTCCACGAATGGATTACAGATATTTGGGGGATGATGGCACTCGGTGGATTCTTTTTTGTTTGTGGTATTCCCGGTTGGGCTTTAGTTAGGTGGACGTTTAATTTTATTAACAAACAGGAAGGTAAAACGATTATTGAAGTAATCAAAGAAGTTAAAAAAGCCAGAAGTGATATCGAAAACAGTTAATGCCGCCTTCGGGCGGTTTTTTACATCTAAAGGAAACTGAAATGAACATTGAACAATATCTTGAAGAACTCATTAAACGCGAAGGCGGTTATGTAAATAATCCAGCCGATCGGGGAGGAGCAACAAAATACGGCATTACTGAAGCAGTTGCTCGCGCCAATGGTTTTAAAGGTAATATGCGTGATTTGCCTTTAGATGTGGCTAAAGCAATTTATCGCAAAAATTATTGGACAGCTCCACGGTTTGACCAGGTGAACGCTATTAACTCTGCAGTTGCTGAAGAGCTTTTAGATACTGGTGTTAATTGCGGTACCGGCTTTGCTAAACCACTTTTACAGCGTGCACTAAACTTATTGAATAACCAGGGTAAAGCAGGGTGGCCAGATTTATCAGTAGATGGGATTTATGGTCCAGCAACATTAAATGCACTTAAAACTTATCTGGCCAAGCGCGGCAAAGAAGGAGAGAACGTATTGGTGCGAGTTCTTAATATCATGCAAGGCCAGCGTTACATCGAAATCTGTGAGCGAAATCCTAGCCAGGAACAATTTTTCTATGGCTGGATCAACAATCGAGTGGTGATGTAAATGACTCAAGCAGAAACAGTAACTGAGCTCACTCCTTTTCTAGAATATTGGAGTAGCGGCATCTATATGTTTAAGTGCCCGGGTTGTAAATATTTACATCCATTCCATGTGAAAGAAGGTGCACATCATAATGGCAGTACTTGGGGTTTTAACGGCGATATAAATAAGCCAACGTTTACACCGTCTTTACTTATTAATGACCATTATCCAGCAAGCCGATGCCATCTGTTTTTGACTGATGGGAAGATTCAATTTTTATCTGACTGTCATCACGAATTGGCTGGTCAAACGGTCGACATGGTTCCGATCGATGTTTAAGTTTTTGATGTTAATTATCCTATTATCAGGATGCTCAGCGCATACGATCAATAGTAATGTGAATGTAGCCATTTGTGTAAAAGCCCTCTAAGGAGGGCTTGATTGAGAAAATATTTGCTCATTTTTAATTAATTTTGCTGAATTTGTGCAAAATTATGCACACTTTTTAAAAAAACATAGTTGGCATTGTCAATTTAAGTGTTCTTGCAATTTATCTAAAATATCTTTTATAACTTTGTTATAAGTATTTTTTCTTAATGATAAGTACTCGTCAAATAAGTTACTATAATTTCTCCAGAATTGATTATATGAAGAGTAAGAAAGTTCATCTTCATTTTTATAAAATTTAAAAAATTGTCTATATAAGTCTTTTTGAATAATTAAAATTTTATCTCCTTGATTGGTAACTACGCAATAGTCAACCAATTGACTCATGAAGTTCATAAATTCATTTTCAGCTTCATGTACTTGTGAAAACATCAAATTCATTTCATTTCGTTTTTCTATTACCTTTGAGTCATCGAGTGGCAACTCAATTTCATTATACCAATCAATGATATTTGATAAGTTTGAAAAAGTATCATTAGCTTTAAATAAAGCTAATTCAAATTTTTTAAATTGATTATATGTCTTTAGAGAAAAATCGTTTTGGACTTGTTTATTATGAAGTTCTTTCCAATCATTAAATAGTGATATTGCAATTAAAGCAGCAAACAGCGTAGCTCCAATTGAAAATATATCCTTAATAAAAGAAATTTCAATTTCTTGTCCATAAAAAGATTTTAATATTACTATTAGCATAAAGCATATGGAAACTACTATTCCAAAAATGCATTTTGCATTAATTACATTGTCTTTATTTATTCGCATAATACGCCTAGCAAAAATTATTTACTAATAATCAATAATTCATCCCAAGTAAAGGGGTTATTACTCAATTTATCTCTGCTCATCGACCAAGTTCGACCAGGTATATAACAAGGACCAACACCGAGCTTTTTCTTTCCGAATTTTGTGTGTACGTTATCCAGTGTTTTCATCAATTGTTCTTTCTTTTCTATTACTTCAAAATCTGTGAGTAGGTCATAGGTATGGCCAGATTTGGGCTCAAGTCCTGTCAGCACTACGCCGCATTTCTTATATTTGATGCCTTCTTTAAAGATATCTGACACCATCCTTACAGCTGCTCTTACGAAATCTGTTGTGCAATCTGTGGGTTCAGAAAATGCGCCAGTACTAGACTTATTATAAAATGGCGCACTTTCATCAAATGGGCTTGATTGAACAAATACAAGTAGACAACCACATAGTGACTCTTCATCACGCAACCGTTTACATGCTTCTTGTGCATGCATTGCTATAGCTTCTTTCAAATCATCTAGCTCAGTTACTTTTGCCCCGAAGGAACATGATTTAATAATTTGTTTTTTTGATGGCGGGGTGTCTTCAATCTCAATACATGAAATGCCTTGTAGCTCATTAATTGTACGAGCCATGACGATAGAAAATTGACGCTGCATTTCACGTGCTTCAGTACAAGCTAGATCCAATACTGTTTTAATCCCCAGAGAATGCAACTTCTTTGCATGTTTACGGCCAACCCCCCAAACCTCTGAAACATCAATTAAAGAAAAATAATATTCTTTATTACACGGATCCATATTTACCAAATCACAGACGCCGTTAAACCCTTGATTTTTCTTAGCTATATGATTGGATATCTTTGCCTCCGTCTTGCTGCGACCAATTCCTACGCACACGGGCAAACCAATCCATTTCCATATCTTCGCCCGCATATCGTGACCGACTTTTTCTAAATCAAAGTTCTTCTCATAAGCTGTGAAATCAACAAAGCATTCATCGATTGAGTAGGGCTCAACCTCTTCATCTGTTACGTATGAAGCAAGGATCTTATGAAAGCGCCGTGACATTTCTGCATACATTGCATAGTTGCTTGAAAGAACGATCACATTATGTTGCTGGACAATGTCTTTGATTTGAAAAAGTGGCACACCCATTTTTATGTTTAGGTTTTTTGACTCATTGCTACGCGCGACGGCGCACCCATCATTATTGCTGAGAACAATCACAGGCTTATTATTCAAACTTGGGTCAAAGACTCTCTCACATGAAACGTACATGTTATTCACATCGATGAGAAAAAAGACTTTATTCTCATGTTTCATGATCTTTTTCTTGTCATTTTAATGATATGAGTGACAACTCCCCAGATAATTAGTTCTTGTCCTTCTTGTAGATAGATATTTTTATAATCTGGATTTTCTGCTTTTAGCCACTGTCCTGAGTCATCAATCATTAAACGCTTTACTGTGAAATCATTATCAATTAGAGCAACTACGATATCGCCATGTTTAGCATCTAAGCTGCGATCGACAATTAATTCGTCATCAATTTCGATTCCTGCATTGAGCATCGAAAGTGAAGCAACTTTGACAATGAACGTCGCAGTTTCATTTTTTATTAAGTGCTCATTCATATCGAGCGCTTTATCTATGTAATCTTGAGCTGGTGAGGGGAAGCCAGCGGAAATCTTTTCTAATGCGTAAGGTACAAGAATGTTGGTGGAGGGGACAACAAGCTTAATTGAGATAACATCTGATAAAACAATAGATTGGTTGAGATAAGGTTTTATCTCAATAATGGACGGTACAATATCGCTCATAGCATTCCCCTAACTTGATTTTGTTACATAATCAAGATGATATGCTAGAGCTTAGTTAAATTTCAAATTTAAAAAGTTGTGGATAAATAATGACTAGTCGTAACTTGTCGCGTTAATCGACGCATTTGGTCGGAAAATCAACGGCACTAATTTGCACTTTTTTTGGGTTTAGGGAAGTAGTCAGCAGTAAACTCACCGATCGGCATCTCAAAGAAAAATTGATCAGCATCTTCTTTTTTGCACTTTAGCCAATCTTCTCGATACTCTTCAGGAATAACAATTATTGATCGTTTCTCATCTTCTGGTTTGTGAAATTGAGACATAAAAGGGTGGTTATCTGCATTAATAGTCAGCATCGACATAGATCTTACTTGTTGCCCATCAATCACAGTCGAATCATAAATAGCAGCTACTGTAAAAGGTAAGCCATCTTCTCGATAAATTCCCCATCTTTCCGCTTTACCATTTACATATCTTGGTTCATAGATCTTTTCTACAGGTATTAAAGCAAACTGACTTTTAGCCCATGCATGTCGAAAGCTAGGCTTTTTATCTACCGTCTCAGTTCGGGCATTGTAGGTGTACTTTGAGAACTTTAAATCATGGTTCCAAGGTGGAATCATGCCGAACTTTACTTGCCGCCATTCTATATGACCATCTTTAGAAAAAATAAGAGGGCAGTCGTAACCCGGATAAATATCGGCTTTATATTCGAATGTTGGTTCGAACAAATCTTGCAAATGTACCCGATCTTTACTTATAGGCTCGTAGTTAGCACACATTGTGTATAACCTTGACTTGGTTACTTCTCTTCATCATCATCTTTTTTAGGGAAAATAGAAAGTAGCTCTTTTTGTTCAATTATTGCAATTTCTTTTCCAAAAGATGTGCTAATCTCGCAAAAAACATAATCTCTATTTAAATATAAAATTTTAATATTATCTACATTACCTTGTTGTTTGAATTTCTCTTTTAATTTTCTGAAATTGTATAAATCTTTACTCTGAACGATCATTTCATTAGATATGTAAAGGGTATTTATTAAATTGAAAAGCAAATAAGTTGAGAATAGTGTTGTGATAAAAAATATTAATTTTCGTGTGTAATTAATTAGCATTGTGTTATTTAAGTGATCAATTTTTATATTAATAACTTCATTTAAATAAAGAAATAAGAGTGATATATTTAAAGTTAGAATAACTTGACTGAAAAAGTGTGAGTACAAGCTAATAATATCATTTTGCAGAGAGTGGTTATACAGTTTATATATCGAAAATGGTAATAAAATTAGGAATATACTGAAAAATATAAATGTTGAAATTTCATAAATTCCTTTATCTTCTAAATAATTTGATTTAAGGTCTTCATACTGAAATTTAAAAAATAAAATCAAAATGTAAATAATTATTAAGAAGAAAATTAAAAAAATTATAAGAATTCCATCAGGTATTAGTTGTGAGGCAGAAAAATATCTTATATAGGGTAAGCCAACATAAAAAATTATATTGAAAATTTGAAATAAAGCACCTAGTAATGTGGGAATTAAAACAATTATGCTTAAGTAATCTTTTATAAATTTTAAAATATGTAACATTGTTAACCTTAAAAATTTTTTTAAAAATTTGGAGTGGAATATCAATTTTTACTAAATGTTGGCAATAATATATGCATTTATTATTGCCAATCAAATTTTATGCTGCAGATAGCATCTTAGCAATTTCGGAAGCAGTAGGGTTATAGTAAGTATTTACTAATACACTTATAGTCTTATGGCCAGTAATCTTAGCTAGGATCTCTACTGGTAAACGATAGTCATGAACAAAACGAGTAATAGCTTCATGGCGTGTGTCATGGAAAGTAATAAAACCATCTAAACCAACTCTACGTAAGTTACGCTGCCAGATTAATCTAAAGGCATTAGATGTAAGAGGCACCATACGATTATCGTCAGGATCATCTGGTAACCAAGAAAGTAGCTCTTTTGCCTTAGCAGTTAAAGGCACATCACGAGAAGTACCATTCTTAGTATCTAATAGGCGAATGAAATCAGGAAATATTAATCGCTTCTCTACACTAAGTATTTCACCTTTACGCATTGCTGTTTCAAGCGCAAATAGAAATGACCAAGCAACTCGGTGTCTTGGCTGAACAGGTACTTTTCCCCATTCATAATCGAGCCCTGCTAAAACAGCATCTATATGGTTCTGATAAATCCTTTGATTACGTGGAGGAGGGGCAGTAGGTTTTGATATTTCTTTGAATGGATTTTCTTTAGTTAGAAATAGTTCTTTCCGAGCAAAGTCAAAAACAGAGCTATACATAGCCATTTCTCGAATGACTGTTGCACCTTTAACTTGCTTTAAACGTTTATCACGCCATTGTTTAACTAATGCTGGTGTCAGGTCGTGAATTGATTCATCTGCTAATTTCCCCCAATTTTTCTTTAGGCATTTAAGCATTTGAACAATTAAGCGGGCACTCTTCATTTTTCTGCCTTCTTCTTGATAGTACTGTTCAAAAAGGGCATAGAAGGATATATGGATTTTTTCAGGCTCAGGATTAGCCTGTTCAGATTGTAATTCTAATAATTTTTTAGCGGCCCATTGTTCACACTCACTCGCAGTATCTCGAGTAGCTGTGTAACGTTTTCCTAAGTAACGAACAGTGATGCGCCACGCGTCCCCGCGCTTAACCGGCTTTTGCATAATAACACTCCAAATTTCGTGGTGTCGCCGCGACACCAAAATTCGCGAAAGCCTAAAAGACATCCACTTTTTTGGTGTCGCAACGGAAATATAAAGCGTTTTTTAATGCGAATTTTGACTATTTTGAGTAGTCAAAGCTGACCGATCGACAATAAAAAACAGGCCACATAACTAGTTAAAGTTATGCAGCCTATTGATTTTAATACATAAAATCTTGGAGCGGGAAACGAGACTCGAACTCGCGACCCCAACCTTGGCAAGGTTATGCTCTACCAACTGAGCTATTCCCGCAATGTGAGCACATTATAGAGTGTTTCATTAAAGTGTCAACACTCTTGTGATCTAATTGAACGTTTAATCAGCACGACGCCAAACTGTACCTTGACGTGTATCTTCAAGTACCACACCTTGGTCGAGTAGAGACTGGCGAATACCATCTGCTTTCGCAAAGTCTTTTGCTTTTTTCGCATCTACACGTTGTTGAATAAAATCTTCAATTTCAGCATCAGACAAAGCAAGCGCTTCTTGTCCAATATCTGATTTTAAGAAATCGTCTACATTGTGTTGTACCAAACCTAAAATGTTAGTGAGATGACGTAATGTCGAATAAAGCACAGTCGCTTGGTCAGCTTGCTCTTCTTTTACAGCACGGTTTAACTCTTTGTTCAGTTCAAACAATACAGCCATTGCTTCAGCAGTATTGAAGTCATCACACATTGCGTTGTTAAAACGTTCAATAAAGCTTTGATCAAGCGTTTCAGTTGTCGTTTGACCGTACACTTGTTGGTAAGCTTTAAATGAATGATAGAAGCGAGTTAAAGAAGTTTTTGCTTCTTTAAGTGCTACATCAGAGAAGTTCACAGGACTACGATAGTGTGAAGACACAATAAAGTAGCGGATCACTTCAGGGTGGAATTTCTCCATCACGTCACGAATCGTAAAGAAGTTACCTAAAGACTTAGACATCTTTTCACCATCAACGTTAATGAAGCCAACATGCATCCAATAGTTTACATATTGCTCGCCAGTCGAAGCTTCACTTTGCGCAATTTCATTTTCATGGTGCGGGAACATTAAATCTGAACCACCACCATGAATGTCAAAGTGATTGCCTAGGCAGCAAGTCGACATTGCAGAACATTCAATGTGCCAACCCGGACGGCCATTACCCCAAGGAGATGCCCAAGATGGTTCGTTTTCTTTTGCATGTTTCCAAAGTACAAAGTCAAAAGGATGTTTCTTTTCAACTTCTACATCAACACGCTCACTTGCGCCAGCTTGCATATCATCAAGCTTACGACCAGAGAGGCGACCATATTTTTCAAATTTGGTGACTTCAAAATAAACATCGCCGTTTGAAGCAGGGTACGCAGCGCCTTTATTCACCAGATTGCCAATCATATTTTGCATCTGGTCGATATATTCCGTTGCTTTAGGTGCTTCATCAGGAGCTAAACAGCCTAGGTTCGCTGCATCTTCATTCATTGCATCGATGAAACGAGTAGTGAGTTGTTGGATTGTTTCACCATTCTCATTCGCACGTTTGATGATTTTGTCGTCAATGTCGGTAATGTTGCGAATGTAGCGAACATTCCAGCCCTGACTACGCAAGAAACGAATAATGTAGTCAAATGCAACCATAACTCGAGCATGCCCGATATGACAGTAGTCGTAAACGGTCATACCGCAGACGTACATATCGATGTGACCTTCTTTGCGAGGTACAAATTCAACTTTTTTTCGTTGCTCAGAGTTATATAAAACAAACGGTTGCAT